AATGTATGTAGAGTATTGTTTGGTAAAGATGTATCAAATATGTCTACTGCAGAACTTAAAAGAGATGTATTAGTGTACGCTAGAAATAATCCTCAAGATTTCTTAGAAGTTATTAATGACCCTGAACTAAAACTAATGGGTACTATTCAAAGATTCTTTGAAAACGGATTATTAAAAACTAGAAAGAGTGGAAAAGAAGTTTGGTATAATACACCAACTAATAAAACCAAAATGCTTAATGTACCATTCGGTGCTGAACCTTTAGATATGGTTGCACAATTCCTACAAGATGATGATGGTATTGAGGTTTTAAAACACTTAGAAACACTATTAGATTAATTCTTATCTTTGTACTTTAATAACCATAAATTTTTTGCCTTATGAGTAATATGAAAAAGTATTTAGAGATTCCTATGGTAGATGCTTCAGGACAAAAGCCTGAACCTGCTCCATCAAAACTAATGTGCATTGATACTTGGATGTATCTAGAGTACGATGCAACTTCACCTACAGAAAAACTATATGTACACCTTACAGGAGGTACACATAGACTTGTAATTGAAGGTGCTAAGTTTGATGCAGAACAGGGAGTAATTGATTTATTTGAAAAAGCAATGGTCGAGCACTATACAGAGCCTTGGGTTGATGTATCAAAACCATTAATCATACCTGTTAAGATGTTAGCAGCAGGTACATATATTGATTCAATTTCAATGCAACTTCTACCATAAACTAGAATTAAACTAACCATAATTAAGAGACTCCTTCAAAAATGAAGGGGTCTTTTTTTTTCATTATCTTTGTATAAAAGAATTACAGATGATAAATTCAGTTAGACAAACAGTGATGTCCGTACTGAATAAGAATAATTACGGATACATATCCCCATCTGACTTTAACTTATTTGCTAAACAAGCACAGTTAGATTTATTTGAAAATTATTTTTATTCGTACAACTATCAACTTGTAAAAGAAAATGCGAGACAGTCGGGTACTGAGTATGCTGATATAAGTAAGGGATTAGAGGAAGTAATAAATACGTTTTCAGAAACTAAATTTTTATTTCATCAATATAATAATAGGTTTTTTACACCAAGTATAACAACCACTCAAGATGATTATTATTTACTTAATAAAGTATTGGTGCATACTAAGCAATTAGCTAGTGGTAATAACACTGCTTTACAAATAGCAAGTTTAATAGATAACACTGCAACATTTATTGCAGATGGTGTACAGGTTGGTGATATAGTAGTGAACTTATCATCTAACCCACCTGCAGTTGGATATGTAGGTGAGGTTGTTAGTGACACTGAACTTGGATTAGTTGACTATAATGGAAATCCATTTGATACTTTTATAAATCCAATGATGCAGTATTTGGTTTATGCTCAAAATCCTGTTAAGGAAGCAGAGAAGGTAACCAACAGTAAGATTACAATGCTTAACAACTCTTTGTTAACAAGACCTAATCTTATGTTCCCTGCATATAGCCATCAAGAACCAACACTGTCTTTGTTTCCTGAATCTATTAATAAGTTAGGAGCAGTTGAGTGTCAATATATTAGATTCCCTAAAGAACCTAAATGGACTTATGTAGAACTTGTAAGTGGTGAGCCTTCGTTTAATCAGAGTGCTTCAGATTACCAAGACTTTGAATTACCTCACGATGATGAGCCAAACTTGGTAAATAAAATTTTACAGTATGCAGGTATGTCAATTAGAGAAATGTCTGCAGCACAATTTGGTGGAGCAGAGGAAGCTAAGAATATGCAAACAGAGAAATAATTATGAGTTATATAAGTCAATATCAGTATTACGAGAATGCAGGTAACCCACCTGAGAATGCAAATTGGGGTTCATACCAATATGTTTCTTTGGAAGATATAGTTAACAATTTTATGTTAATGTATCAGGGTAACCACAGTCTTGTAAATAACGAAGAAAGGTATAAGATTTTATTCCACGCAAAACGTGCAATTCAAGAATTAAATTACGATGCCTTTAAAGAAATAAAAATATTAGAACTTAGTGTGTGTGACACATTAAGATATGTGCTACCATCTGACTATGTAAATTGGGTTAGAGTTTCTATGTATAGAGATGGCTTATTAATGCCTCTTACAGAAAACATACAGACCAATTGGTCTTCTGCGTACTTACAAGATAATGAATGTAGAATCTTATTTGATTTAGATGGTAATGCTTTATCACCTCAATTTTCAGACATTGATTACGATAGAATAAAAGGTCAAAAGCAAAGTATTTATTTAAACCAAAACTCTGAATACTACGGTAGGGCAGGTTGGTGTATTGATGGTGCTTGGTACTTTGAATATGGTATTGGAGCACGTTACGGATTGAATACAGAAACTGCCAATGCTAATCCCACTTTCAAAATAAATCCCAAAGGTGGTGTTATTAATTTTAGTTCAGGAATGGCAGGTGAGTTGTGTATTCTTGAGTATGTCTCAGATGGTATGGAAAATGGTGATGACAGTTTAGTTACTGTAAATAAACTATTTGAAAAATACATCTATGCTGCAATTGAATTTGAAATATTAAGTTCAAAGGTTGGAGTGCAAGAGTACATAGTTGCGAGGTCTAGAAAGAAAAGAGCAGCTTTGCTTAGAAACGCAAAAATTAGAATTAGTAATATACATCCCGGTAGACTCTTAATGAATATGAGAGGAAAGGATAAGTGGATTAAATAATATGGCAAACTTAACAAGGAACTTTACTCAAGGTAAAATGAACAAAATGGTGGATGAACGACTCGTGCCAAATGGCGAGTACGTTGATGCACTTAATGTTCGTATGGGTTCTACTGAAGGTGCTGAAATAGGAGTAATCGAAAACTCAAAAGGTAATCTTAAAGTAACGACATTACAATATAATGGGGAAGAACTATCTAGTCAAGCTAGATGTATTGGTGCTTTTGAAGATGGTGCAAATGAAACTATTTATTGGATGGTTCACGACCCAAACTTTACAAGTAGTAATACAGGTAAATTAGACCTTGTAGTTTCTTGGAATGCAAACAATAACATTGTAGTATATCATCTTATTAGTATGGATGATGGTGGTGGTGTTAATACCACTCTTAACTTCAATGAATTATATCTGCATACAGGTATAGATTTAGTAGATAATAAACTTTTATTTTTTACAGACAACCTAAACGCACCTAGAAAAATAAATGTACAAAAGAATTACCCTGACCCTGATGGTAGTGGAGTTGATGGATTCTTAGCTGAAGACATATTGGTTATTAAAAAACCACCTTTATCTCCACCGGGTATACAACTAATACAAACAGGGAGTCAAGAAAACTTTTTAGAAGAAAGATTTATATGTTTTGCTTATAGATATAGATATGATGATGACGAATATTCAGCTACATCTATATTTACTAGACCTGCGTTTTCACCGGGTACATTTTTATTTTCAGGAGAGAGTTACCTAAATGAAGGTATGACTAACCTATACAACACTGCACTTGTTACTTTCAATACAGGTGGTCCTTTAGTTAAAGGTGTTGACTTGTTATTTAAAGAGGCAAACAGTCCTGTAATTAAAGTTATTGAAAAGCTTAATAAAAGTGAGCAAGGTTATACTGATTTTCAAAATGTAACTTACTCATTTACTAATAGTAAAATATTTACAATTTTATCTGAAGCTGAGATTCTCAGATTGTATGATAATGTTCCAAGGTTTGCTCAAGCACAAACCTTAATGGGTAACCGTTTGATGTACGGTAACTATGTTGAGGGTTACGATTTAATAAATTATTTAGGTAATCCTGTAAGATTAGACTTCACCACTGAAAAAGTAACAGAGTCTTTTGAGGCTATTAATATAGAAAGTGATTTACAAACAACTGAGTATACAATTCAAGGAGTTGTCAATGTAGCTGAGTCTAAAGCAGAATTTGATTTTGGAGCAATAGATTTAGTAGAAGGTGCAACAGTTACTTTAATTGTAGATTTTGAACACGACCAATTTTCAGGTGCAAACCCACCGACAGAGACTAACGAAGAACAGTCTTTACAATTTACATTTACCATTCTTCAAGATTACAATACTGTTTTTGAATGGATTAACGATGCTGCAACAGTAGCACAAATAGGTACTTCACTTCCCGGTGGTAATATACAACCTATGGTGGATAGGGAAGAAGGCTCTACAATGTCTGATGCTTACAACAGAATATGGAAAGCTGACTTAGATGGAACTGCACTTATATATCAGAGTGGTATATCTGCAATCGAACAAGCTATTCAAGTTGATAGCACTGCAGGTTCAAGTGTAGTTACTTTTACATTTCCTGCAGTACAGTATGCTGATAATATAACTACACCAACTCAAATAAACACAGAGTATTTTAAGATAGCATCTGCAGAAGCTGACTATAGTAAGTTGGGTTCAGGTGAAAGTTTACATAGCAATAGAGGCTATGAGATTGGTATGATATATATGGATGAGTTTGGTCGTTCTACTCCTGCATTGGTTAGTGAGTTTAACGCACAACAATTTATATGTGATGATTCAGATACTGCTAATAGTATATATGTAAATATTCCTGAGTCACAATTAGCACCTGAGTGGGCAACACGATACAAGTTTGCAATAAAACCTGACAGAGAATCTTACGATACTATATTTTCAAGTATATTTTTTAATGACCCTGAAACACAAGAGACTTACTTTTTATTAGAAGGAGAAAACTCTCAAAAGATTACAGACGGTCAAAGGCTAATTGTAAAAAGAGATGCAGATGGTCCTACATCAGGATGTGT